GGATATCCGCCTTGTCAAAGCCTTTTTAATCCATCCTCGCATGATTTCTGGTTCTCCTTTTGAGGGTTCGGCAGCGTCCGGCAAGAAATGATTTCAAAAGCAAGGCTGCTTCTTCGCTGGTTACTTCTCCTTTGCTGATGACCGCGATGTTGACAGCCCATGAAACTGGGATGGCTGTGTAGTCCACATCGTAGAGGCCGTCTGAGTATTCAAAGTTGTTCTGGGCTAAAATGATGTGCTTGTTTTTCTTGCCCAAGATTGCGACGTATATGCCCCAGCTTCTAACGGGAATATCTACAGCGGTGCCTGAAGCCAAGCTTTTGCCGATGCTCGCGTCAAACCACTCGACTCTAACAAGGTCGCCTGGTTGCAAACCTTTGGTCTGCTTCAAAATCTGCTTGTTCATGTTAGATCCTTCCGATTTTGTAGCGGGATAGGCTTGCAGTTTTGCTTCTTAATGCGTAGAGGTAATCTGCGAGCAACGGAGGTTCTTTGCCTAATTCTAAGGTGATTTCTAACGTCTGGTCCCTTGCTCTAAGATGATATTCAACGCTGATGACTCGGTAGTATCCGTCAACGTTTTCGTTTGGCAAAGTGACCCAGATGCGGTCTGCCGCGAGAATCGGCGTTGTGCCATAGTCGATGACATCGCTTCTAATCTTGATATATTCAGCTGGGCTGCTGAGGTAGTCGTACAACGCTTTAGCCCTCAGCAAGCATTCGTTATCGGTGTGCAGCTCCTCATCTGTTTCCGCAAGTTCCCGTTGCCCACTTCCAGTGGGATAGGTGCCGCTCCATCTGGCGCTGTTGAAGAAGAGGTTGTCGACCCAGAAGCTTCCTGCACCGGTTCCGGGAAACATGCAGTCGATGCGTATTTCGTTTACCTGTGACCAGTCGAAGGGTTGGGAGTTGAAGATGTCCTCTGTCCATTCGTCGGCGTTTTTCTTTCCAACTCCAGATTGGACAATATGCCATTTCTCGTCTGATGCGATGTCAAGCCAGCGGTCCACCCACATGCCGAAGGCGTCTTGCAGCCCGAGGTAAGTTGTGCTGCTGAAGGCTGTTTCTTTTCTCAGCTGGAACTGCAGGCTGGGGTATTTGTTGCAATCCATGATGTTGCTGGAAAGAAGCAAGAGCAGGGAACCGTAATAGTCTGAACTTGTGGTGGTGTGTTTGATGCTGTAGGAGCCCACGACCTTGTTGGCGCTGTCAAGCGATACAACGCCGCTTCCGGTTCCACTTATCCAATCGTTGACGGAATCGTTATCAATGTCCAGCGTTTCTGTCCAAGCATCTTTATCGAGAGGCTTAGCTTTCTCAGCTGCGCCGTAAACGAAGATTTTGTCTCTTTTTCGGAAGATGCTCTTCTGATATTCGCTGGCCTCTAATCGCTCGGAGAGACTAACAGATGAGGTTTTACTATTACGGGGGAAAAACTCGAATTTCCCGTCTGGCGCTACGCGAAAATCGTATCCGATGACACCTGCTTTGTCAGCGCTTTCAGCAATGTACTTTAGAATGTCGAAAACGGGCGTGTTTTCGTATTCTAATTTTGTGTAGGTTGTGTCTGTGTCTTCTATGAGTTCTGTTGAATTGCGGACATGGCTGAGGCCTACAAAATAGTCGATTAGATCCTTAACGATGGCTTCACCCTTCATGTTCTCGTAGGTTTTGGTTACAACCCGGCGGAAGAGGCGTTCTCCCCAGCAGCGTCCCAGAATCCGCATGTAGTTTTCTCCGAGTGCGTTTGATATGGCTTGTATTTCCTCGACTGTGATTGTTGCAATTAAGGGGTTGTTAGCGCCTCTTCCGATGCTTATGCTTCCATCATCACCCACATTAATCGGGTAAGTTCCGCTTGGACTGTATTTCTTGTTGAAATTCTTAAGTAGACAATTGAAACTGGAAACTTCTTTGGTTGCGCCCAGATGCACTTTCAGGTCTAAAACATCACTTTGAGGAGGCGTGACGGAACCGAAAACAACGGCGCAAACCGGAAGCGCTACGCTCAATACTCCACACCCTTGCGATACAGCTCTTCTTCTCCAGCCCTTCGAATACTACGAGCATGATCGGGTGTTTCAGAGGTAGCGGCGTTAAACTCCTTGACACTTGCGGTTGCGGCGTTCATTTGAGAAGCGAAATGCCACATGGCAACGGCAGCCGCGATAATCACGGCGATGCCAACACCAGTCAGAGCCAGAAAGGTCGCATAGCTTATGTTCAAGGCGTTTTGGGCTGCGGTGGCAATCCAAGTTGCAACCGCATAGATTTTCTGGGCAACGGCTACGCCCCAGCTGGTTCGCATGAACATGCCCATAACCGAGACCACAGCCATAGCCGAATTGAAGACCTTGGCTTGTTCGTCGTTTAGGATTCCCATCTGTGCTGCAACGTGTCCTATTGCGACGCCTGTGGCTCCCAAACCCGCAAAAGTAGCGCCCAGACTCTTTATCCGCGCCGACAAAGCTTCGGCGTCTGTTTGTATGCGACTAAACTGTGCACTCGCTCGGTTGACCGCACTAACAGTGACAACTATTTCCCTAAAACTCATAGTCCGGCCTCCCTTCTGGCGTATTCAATGGCCTCAGAAATTATGGCTTCAAGTTGTGGCAGATAGCGCTGAACAGCTGGGTAGAGGTATGGTCTGGCGCGCATGTAGCGTGTTCCAAACTCCACAAACATAGCATATGTGGCTTGAGCTCCTATTTCCGCGACCCACTCCTGAATTTTGGCATAGATTGAGCTACGTAAATGACCTGTTCGAACTGGAACAATTCTTTTGGCTAAGGCTTTGACATCTGCAGCCCAGCTGGCGAGTTGCCTATGCACATGTCTTTGCATTCCAGAGTCAAGCTTTTGCATGACTGCCTTGAACTGCTCAACGCCTTCTATGTTGATGTTGACTTCAACGCCCACGCCACTTCGCCTCTTTTTCAGCCTTTTTGCGCTCTTCCTCTGTTTGCCTGTCTAACTCATTCAAGATCACGATGAACTCTTGGACGGTTTTGGCTGGTTGTTTTCTGAGTTGCCTTGGTGTCCATCCGAACTCTTTGCAGAGCCTAAAGTCTGTGATTGCTGGATGAGGCTTTCCTCTTCTGATTGCTCCGATAAAAAACGAGTCTCCTCAGTGGTTACGCCGCAGAGCCTGTTGACGATTTGAGAGAAAAGCTCACCTAATCCTATGGGAACGCCGTCGTCTTCACTGAGCAACTTTTCGAGGCTGATGGGTTTGTTTTCCGGCTGCTCTTTAAGACTTGCCCAGATGGTTTCTGCTTGAATGGCTATGTAGTCGCTGCTCCTTACCTGGCCTGTAATCGGATGATATTTCGTGTGTCTCTGAATTATTCTGCTGCGTTTAGCCCATGTTATCTCTTGAAAAACGTATCTGCCGGCGTATTCTTTGCCGAAGCGTTCGTCGATCTCAACCGTTTCTTTTCGCATGTTAAGCACCTCAGCTGATAGAGACCGTTTTAGCCACAAAAGCAGCTTTGACAGCTACCAGATCCTCGATTCTCACCACGTTTCTGACGTTCTGCCATTTGCAGTTGCTGAAAACAGCCTTGTTTGTTCCGCTAAGCCCAAACTCTAAGCTGAACTCGGTATCTGCGAGAACCTCGTCGTGCTCTTCTTTGCTTTCAAACTCAAATGTCAACTCGCCGTAGCAGTCTCTGTGGCGCTCTTGCAGATATTTTAGAAGCTCCCCGCTTGTGCTGCGAATAACAGGCACACGCTTCAGATGATTCTCTATGGTCCAGCTCCAATCGGTTACCCTATCCAGCGTGGTTACATCTTTTTTGACGTAGCTTTCGTTGTAGGCTACTGCTCCACTATAGTCAGCGTATGTGGCTCCATTGATCTTTGAAGTCCCCACAACGACGTCTTGCCCCATCAGCTCTACGCTCGGAACCGTTATGACAGCGTTCTCACCTTCGATATCGGTAAGTCGCACTGTGACTTTGTCGATTTTCATGCCTTTGAAAACCAGGTCGATAAGTGAAGCCCCTCGCTCATAGAATACCTCAACGCTTAGGCTGTTTAATGTCTGAGCGTGTTGAAGAAAGTTTATTGGTGCGCTATCTGGGATGAGATAGCCGAATTTCAATGTTGGTTTACGCAAGCCCTTTTTGATTGTGTCAAGGTCGCGGGACCCGATTCCGCGAAGTTTTAGCAGTCCAGGGTCAATATTGTGCTCTACGTCGAAGGCTGTTTTTAATCCAAGCATGCTCGGGTTGGTTGGTGTTGTTCCGTAGGTTGTTTCTTCCACGTAGTAGACTTTGGCTTCATGGGCTCCGTACGCCATTTTCACTCACCTCTACGTCTCGGGAACATTTTCGAACATCCATCCTGTGACCATGAATTCGGTGTGCCAGAGAAATGGCTTAACGAGGGTTTCATCTACGTCGCGGTAGCTGCCAAACTTTACGTGGGTTATGCCCTCAACCGTCAAAACGCATTCGTCATAGTCGCAGTAGAGCACAGCCGGAGTTGCACCATCGCTTGGGTTTGTTGTTCTGGCTAAGACATAGATGTAGCCAACTCCATCGGAGTCCATGTCAATGTAATCCTCTAAGTTTGAAGTCAACGTTATCGCAATCGTCTCGTCGGCTCCACCGGTTCCAGTTGCGGGGTTTTCCCACGCTGAGGTTACATGGTTCCAAACTTTGACTGTGACACCGTTTCCAGCAGGAGCGGTGCCATAACCCTCAAAGCTCAAAACAATCTCTTTGACGTTGTTTTCATGCGGGTCATACTTAGAAGTCTCGAACTTGAATCTGAAGAGAATCATGGCGTATTCGAGGTTTACGTTGACAGATTTTGAAAAGCGATCATCATCGCTGTACCAGAGCTTCACGTATTCTGCGTCCGTTAACTCTGTCCAACCCGCATCTCCCGGAGACAGTTCACTTGCTGAGCCTACATGATACGCTTTGTGCGTGCCAGTTGGCTGACCGACGCCCACAAAATTATAGGATGTCTCGTTTGGCTTAGTCCGTTTCTCTCGGATAATGCGAAGGATATCCTCTCTGAGTTTCGACCGTGTTCTGTTTCCAGGCTGCTTCCCTGCCTTGTCAACAACCCAGCAGTCAACCTTGAAATTCAAAATGCGCTGAGACATGGAATGATCAAGCGTGATTGGTTTAACAAGACTGGGTTGACGTAGGCCGACGGTGACTTGTCCGTCATAGTTTTTGAGCAGCTCTCGGTCGTACCATTCTCTGCTCACATAGATGCTTGCGAGGCTACCGTCGTCATTCACAACCCGCATATTTGCTTTGAGTAGCCGCACGAGCGTGACTGCTGGGTCTTCAACTTCAGGCACCTAAAAGCCTCCTTAGCGTGGCTCTGCGATACATGGTTTCTCCTTGAAAATCAAACTCCTGAATGTCCAAAACCTCGTAGTCAACGCCTTTGCGACGTATCTTGTCATGATGCCTTATCGGCGCAAAAACGTGGATGGTTAGGTAGTCGTTGATTATATAACCCGGTTCTACAAGGACCTCTTCGATGCGAACTGGACTAACTACGGCTCGGATATCTACTGCTCCGCCGTAAGAAACTTGGTCAGCTGCTTCGCGGATAGGATAGAGAACAACGTTTTCTCCTTTTGACCGCAAAATTTGTGTGAACCGAGTTATAGGATCCTCATAGTTTAGGTACAATAGTGAAAGCCAAGCAACCGTTGCCGTAGACTGCTTGTTTTCCTCGTAGCTATAATCGTTGAACTTGACGCCCCAAAACATAAACTCATTTTGGTGCATGTCGATGATCTTCATGCTGAACTCAAGGCTTGACTTGTCATGGTTCTTGCGTATCTTCCAAAGGATTCCAGCAGTAACGCCATCGTAATAGTCGGATGCGGGAAAACGGCTTACAACATCGATGTAGCCACTCCAGCAGATGGCTGGGTTGTATGCTGGATACTGTCCGCTCGCTCTAATCGTGTTAATGAAGTTGTAAACCTTCTCAACCGTTAGGCTCCATCCTTCGTAGTCGTAGAGGCCAAGCAATGCGTAGGCGAATGGGTCATCGTAGATTTCGTTCTCGTTAGTCCCGACTCGGTGCCATTGTCCATCTCCGCTTGGGGGTGGTTGATATTCAAGCCAAAAGCCCTCGAAGCCTGAGCGCAGAAAATCCACGAGGTCAGACATCATGGTCTGATATGTGCTCTGGTTAGACGGGTCCTCTTCGACCAGTATATTCAAACCTATGAGTCCGTAGAGGTTTTCGATGTCCATCTCGGGGAGCCAAGCATCGTTTATGTCGACAGCCCGGGCGAAACCTCCGTAATACTTGTCGTGAACCGTGGGCGTTGGAGGGTTCTGCATGTTGTAGAGAAAGGTTGCGCCAGCCAGCTTGGCGGCGTCCAAATAGCTGGTTGTGCCGGTTAACTTGTAGGCTTTGATGAGGGCGGGGATAACTCGGCAGGCGTCGACGGCGTAATAATAGGTGCTTGTTTCTGTGCTCTTGAATCCGCCGTAAGCCTTTTTCAGTGGATCTGTGTTTTGCTGAGTTACGATGAAGTCTGCGAGGCTCACAATCTTGTTGTAAATCTCGGTTTGTTTGCTTGAAAATTGTGAGTCGTAATAGGCTTCATAAAGGAAATCTATAGCGAAAGCCGCGACAAAAGCTGCTTGACCCCATGAAGTATCGACTCCGGTGCCGGGAATGTAATAAACATAGGGCGCATAATCAATTATGAACTGGTAATAGGCGCCTGGAACGGTTCCCATCTCATGCCCTCCTTAAGGTGGGTTCCCGCATTCTGTTCAGCATGCGGTCAAGTTCAGCTTGCAAAACGTCAAGCGGAGGCGCCTTACTGAGAACACTAACGTTTTGATCTCCAACCGAGAAGCTTAGCCCAACAGCCGACCCACCTGTAAGAAAACAAATTGCATAGATAGCTGCGAGGACTGTGATGAACTCCTTTTCAGCATCCGTGCAGTTACTATAATCGATCGCTTCGCCGGTTTCAAGCTCAAGCGTAACCTCAGCCCGCTTCAACATTTTAGTTATTTTAGAGTCTGGAATCTCAGCCGAACTAACATTAATCACGTCGCGGACATCATCAACGGATACGCTTGCCAAACAAGCTCTGGCCCCAAAGGAAAAACCGAAAGAAGCCAGATTTAACGATTTTTGGCGAAAAAAACTATGTTGGAAAAACTAAGTTAGAATTTCTAAGAGTTTTTCACCCTTTTCGGTGATTCTGTACACACCCCGACTGACTCGTTCTACATAACCGTTGGCAAGCAGATAGCGATAGAACTGCTTTTTGACCGTGTTAGATGTTGCGAAGCGTAGGCATGTGGCAACCGCTTTTTTCTCAATATCTGTGTAATGAACATGACCCTTTTTGATGAGTTCCAGAATTGTTTTACGAAGGATATCTCTTTCTTGGTCTTTCATGAAAGCTTCACCTCGATGGGTAACTGAGCTGAATGATAATTGCAGATTGGGCAGACTCTCACAATTTTCATGGGGTGCTCTAAGTCTCCCCATGAAGTCCCAGATACAACTTCAATCGGTCCATAGGTGCTCGGTGTTAAATCCGGTGTGTAAGGGTCCATTTTTGTGGCGTAGGATCCAGCTCCGTGGTCGGTTGGGCAATACTCCCAGCAGTCACAAACGGCATAATCCGCAGGCCGTAGTCTGCAAATCTTTCGTCCACATCTCGGACAGACGCCACAAGTCCAGCCAACTTTCGGAACGCCCATTTTATCCAGCCACCTGAACAGTAACCAATCCGTTACTGTATGAATATCCTGCTGGAGGTGCCTGAGTTGTCACCCTTATCCTCAACTGGTCAACGTAGCCAGTGTGAGCGTTTTTGCTGTCACTGTTCCTTAGCCAAATCCTTACGTTTAAGGCGAGAACATCGTTCCAAGTCCAAGGCGAAGGAGCGTTACCATCATTTGTAACGTCCCTATATTGTGTAGTGTCGCCGTCCGATCCAGGAGGGTCAACCCCATACACGCTGGCTCCTAAAGTTCCTCCGAAAACGGGTCTCATCCGGAAATAAAGACTGCCGCTCGGGGCATATCCTTCCACTCCGATTTCTACTTTGACGATCTCTTCGTCGGGGTTCGGGTTTGAACCGGGAGCGTTGTGGGCGGTGCCTACTAAGCGCGCTGCCTCGCTGTTTTCTCCCGCCCCAGCGCTTCTGGACGCGTAGGTGTTGTTAACCTGGTCCCAAGCGTTGGCTTCATTGTTCCAAGTGTTGTTCGGGTCGGAACCCTGCGTGTAGT